TGAAGATCGTGATCGTCGTGGCTATGCCTGGAACAATCTCATGTTGCAACGCTGGTCAGACCATGAGCAAGTGGAGCGCAAGGTGCTGGACGACTATGAACGCAATCGCACTCTGATTGATCTTACTGCACAGCCTGATGCTGTCAAAGCAGTTGTAGATGAAGCCATACGTGAGCAGATTAGTCATCGGGATGTGGGCATGGTAGGTGCACACTTTTTACGATTTTGTGGCAAGTACGAACTTACCAAACTCAGCGACTATGCAGATGCCATAGGTCGCTGGTTGAATCAAACATACAAAGGAGTATTGGATGATCGAAGCAAAACCCATAGTGGATAAAAAGTATTGGATCCTCAAGCAGGATGATCGCAAGGTTGGTGTGGTAGAAGCCGAAGGCGATGGCTACACTGTGCGCATCAATGACCAAGTGGGAAAATTCAAAACCATTCCCATGGTACGTAAAAAAGCCAACATTGAATTTGTGCCACCTGAAAAGACCACAAAGCCTGCGCCAGACCAAGTGCATGGATTTGAAACAGGATGCCGAGCGTTCAACCCCATGTGGGATGTCAAGCACAGATTGCCATTGTTCACAAAAGAAAACAAATCAAAGTCATGGTATGCCGCAGGTTGGTATGCTGTGAAACAACATCGTGCATGGCGACTGATTCGCAACCCCAAGCTGATTGTGTTGGAACGTTACCAATATCAAGGACCATTTCACACCCAGGAGGCAGCACGTGACAAATCCCTTTCGTGATCAAGAGAAGTTCATGCGAGCCTGCGACCAAACAGTCGGTGGCGAGTTTGACAAGGATCAATTTAATTTGTATGTTAGTTTGATTGAAGAAGAAGCAGGTGAACTTGCCGAAGCAATCAAAGCACATGATCAAGTAGAAACACTTGATGCTCTCATTGATATTTTAGTTGTAACTATAGGTGCTATTCATAGCATGGGTAGTGATGCTGAAGGCGCTTGGAAAGAAGTAATGAGTACGAACTTTGCCAAGATTGGTGAAGATGGCAAAGTGCGTAAGCGTGAAGATGGTAAGGTTTTAAAACCAGTAGGCTGGGTTCCTCCCAATCTAAAACCGTTTGTTTAAAAAATGAGCATGCACATACATCGATTTGTAGACTCAGTCAAAGCACACGAAGCACGTGGACAACGAGATTTCTCCATGCCCATGCGCGATGCCAAAGACTTGCATGCAGATATCACTAAACTGTTGATTACATTGGAACAAATGCGTGAACAGCAATCACGTGGTGCAGAAGTTGTGGAAGTGCAGATCACTGGGGGTAGTTTTAAATCTGCATAGTTATTGGCATAAATAAACGTGGAGTTTAATATGTCAAGACCAAAGCCAACAGTGCTGATTGAGCACACCAACAAACAGTCCTACAAGACAGAACAAGTGCTGGCTAGCGAAGGTGTGTGGGCAGTGTTCTTTGATACCAAGCCCATCAATCTAAAGACCAGCAACTTGCTCACGCAGTTTCCTGGACCCAAATACAAAAAGGTGTCGTTCTCCAACCCCGGACACGCTATCAACTTGGCTCGCAAACTCAACACACAATTCAAAACAGACAAGTTTTCAGTTGTGCTGTTAACACAAGGGGATAAGATCTATCCCAATGCTCAATAAATTACAACTCACAGCAGAACTCATACATCATTATCCTGATGCACCCACAGTGGATGATGCCATGCGCTCGTGGTGGCAAAACATACGAGATGATGGGGGCTTGAGACTGACCTATGAAGGATATCGTGTGTTTAGTGACTGCTTGGAACTAAACAGTTACACGTTTGAGTTGCCAGAAAAACTGTTGACCCCGCGAAACTTGATTGCGTTGGATCGTCACATGGCATCACCGTATTACATTGTGAACAATCGCAAGCACAACAACATGGTGATGTTTGGCAGTCGAGAAGCACTAATGGCCACCCTGCATGGAGACATGCAAAGATTTATTAAAAGTTTAACTTACTAATCAATTGCTCACAGTCACGCTGGAATCGTATTTCCATTATGGTGGGATAGTCATCTAATAGAAATTCGCGTTGGGCACGTAACCGCTGACGATAGGGCGAAAGATCTATGTGTCCCTGTATCAGATCTTGATTGAGTTGAACTGCATTGATTGCTCGAACATCATTGGGCAGTTGATCGTAAGATGTGTCTACTACATCGTCAAACATGTCAAATCCCAATTCTTTGCAGTCTGCAACTATGCCTGGATATCCTATCACAATGGGTATTTGTTCGGCCAACATGGCCATGATGGTTTTTTCTGTTATGATACCCGGAGCCGAATCATATTGTGTTTCTGTCACAATATTAACTGAACATGATCCATACACATTGATCAGTCTAATGAAGTTATCTTCGTTTTCAGTGCCACGGTATGTAGAATATGCCCATTCAGGCAACGGTATCTGATCATGATAACTGAGTATGCCATTGGACCAATGTTGTAGAATTTCTTTGACTTGATATCTGTGTGGGCACATTCTACCATTCAGACACTGCCAGGCATGAGTATGTGGCCGATCAAACATGTGTTGCCATTCTGGCCAACGACGATGCAAATTTTTAAGTATATTGTATTCGTGAAGATCAAATTCAATTAAATTTATCGGACCTTGATAGTAGCGATGCATGGCATGCGGCCAATGCATGACTACAATTTGATTGGCACGATCTCCGTAGTGGTCAGCCACCACATCCAGTTCAACTATTCTACCGTCACGAACTGTGATAAAGTCTTGAAAATGCAAAAACAATATGGTGTTGTCTTTGAACTTTATATTGGGCAGTCTTAATGGCCAGGCAGTGCTGGGATGGTATGGAACTCGAAATGCATTGTGTTCTACGTGTACTTCAAATCCTAATTTTTTAAATAAATCTTGAAAAAAGTTTGCATAGTTCATGAAGTATTTACTAAGTAGAAATATGTATTGGAATAATCCTTTGATAGAACTAACATGGCCCAACAGTCGTGATCCTGTGGTAGAAAGTTTTCACAACAACACACATTGTTTGTTTTACAATCCCACCATGGCATTTGACACAGTACAAACCAATCAACGATTACAAGATTTGTGTGACTGGACCACGGCCGGCATGGGTGATGGACTGCAAAATTTTATCTCTGACACCAGAAATCATTATGACATTGCAAACTTGGTCAAACTCAACATGTGGATCGCAGACATAAAGATACAGGGCATTGTAAAACCCTGGATGATGTTGGATCAAGGCAATGGTACATTTCTTGCGGGCACAGGAGATTCACGAATGAAATGTTTAGAATGTATCCCCGAAATAACTCATGTTCCAGCGTTTGTTAGCACTCGTCGGGATCGTGCGCAGTTGTATTCACATCTGGAATCGATCACCAGTTTTGATAGGTTTGCGGAATTGTGTGGTGCTGCACCTGGACAAGAATTTTTGTTTCGACTCACAGATGCCACTGCACCTTATGGCATGTACTGGTATGAGTACAACACTGAACGCACTAGATCAGTGACTCCTGGTGAGTCCTGGTGTGTGAACACATTTGCCAATTATGCTCATCAACATCCTGACCTAAATATCAACAAATTGTGGTTTGATACGTTGATTGCCTGGGCAGATTATGCTGAATAAGTCCAATAGTTGATCTGTAGGCAACGGCGTACACTATCAAAATGTGTGGCTGGATAACCATGTATGGTATCCACAGTTGGCACAAAGAAAAAACAGCGATTGTCTTTTGATTCAATACGATGTGTATTGACCAACTCCGTTCCAGGATATAGTTTTTCGTGATCAGTATAGACCATGGCAGTGAGGCGTTTCTCCAAATGATCATGATGCGGGGCGAGATAAAAATCTCCCCAATCACTCAAGACTTCTACCCTAGGAAATAAATTTTTGTAATCCTGCTCAGTGTGGTATTCAAAATAATCACGAACCGCTCCTTGATGCAGTGACAGCCATAGTTCATGCAGATGTGGATACAACTCCCGATTGTCATCAGTTATAAACAAACGTTCAGATCCAACCCGTCGTCCGGGCACTTGTTGTTGCACTCGGACAGGTACACTTTTTAATTCAGCAAGACACTGTTGACTTAAGAAATCATCTACTATCCAATGAGTCCAGGGCAGTTGATACTTAACTGTTTCGATAAAAGGTGTTTTGTGCAATTTGTTTCCAATCTTGGTGCCGGTCGCCTGAGGGTTCAATTGTTACATTCAACCAAGGCAAAGCATCATTGGCATGTCCAGCAAATCCTTGTTTGGGCAATAACAAATTGGGCCATTGTCGCAAGAACTGATTTTTTAACACTGGCTTGGTTGTTGTATTTACTTTGAATTCCCAAGGCAAATTCAGTGCAAACTGCATTATGCGTTTGTTCATGAATGGATTGCGTGTTTCTTTGCCCCAGGCACCGCCAATGCGATCTTGACCGGGTGCATCACACCCAACCACTTGGTACCAGTAGTCCATGAGCAAAGTGGCCTGTCGTGCATCACCATCATAGGCACTCAAACAGCGTTGCCACAGTTCAGGATCTCCAGCCTGACTGTACGGACTGTGACTGCGGTCTGCAGAATATTCAATCTGCTGATACACACCATATCCACCAAACAATTCATCTGCAGCCAGGCCAGTAAACAACACTCGAGACTCGGTGTGCTGGGCCGCCATCCATTTGCCCACAAAACTCCAACTCTGAGCAGGCATCCGAGTTCGATTTAGCAATGCATGATATTGTTCAGCATACTGTTCAAAAGACACCGGCAGTAACTTTAAATTTGAGATTTGTTCAGGTTGTAAAAATTCTTTGACTCGATCTACCACTGGGTCTTTGCCAGTCATGTTTATGCTCACCAGTTCGGCCCGTGGCAGTTGAGACAAGATCAAATTTGAATCTACCCCACCAGAATAACTGATGGCCGAGGAACATGCTGGTGTCATTTCTTGCATGACTCTGGCCCAGAGCCAATCAAATTCTTCCTGCACCTGTGCCTGTGTTCGATTTGGACTAGCGGTAATCCATGACCAAATGTTGTCTATAGATCGGTCCGGCACATGGTCAATATACAGTCGTCCAGGTTCCAAACGTTCGATGCCCTGCCAGGGTGTTTGAGTTTGCATGGTCCAACATTTATTGGTGTATGGCACATCAGTCTGGACATTTTGTACATAGGTCAGTATGGGTGCAACTTCGGAGCACACAATCACAATGTCATCGTCTTGATAACGATATAGATAGTGTTCGCCCTGTGGATCACTGGCATAGGTCACACGGCTGCCGTCCCAGTACACCCATGCCCAAGGTCCTTCAAAATATTGGAACCTGTTGCGATTGTCTCGGGCCGCTTGGTAGGCCAGTTCTACATCATTACTGTAACGTCCGTGCCAGCGATAGTTGTAGATTTCTCCGTTGTAGGCAAAGAAGTCTGTGCGTGACTGATTGTAAAAGTCAGCTGTGCCTGTGATATGCAACACCGTTTGCGCTATGAAGACTCGGTCATTGTGTTGATAACGCACAAAGTCAGGACCACGACTGCTCAATACATCCACGGCTGCAAGATGTTGCGGTAATGGTCTGGCTGTGCGACTTTCTACATACAGTATTCCACACATTACGTGATCCTGCTAGTTAACCAGTCAGCAAAGTCTGTGGACCATGCAGATCGCATCCTGGCCAACAGTTGCTGATTGTGCGTGGCCGCAGTCTGACAGCGTTGAGACAACGTTGCCCAATCATGTTGTTTCAACGAATCAATTGTGACACAAGCGGTGTCCATAAACACAGATATTTTGTGATGCGCTTCTATCAGTCGATCGTAACGATGATCCACAACATCATCCAACACATCAAATCCAAGGGCACGTAATCTTGCTATGGTATAACGTCCCGAATATGATATCCAAGGCACCGGGGTAACCAAACATCTAAATATCTTTTCACTCAATGCCACCACATTGTCACTACTGTATGTTTCTACTGCGATGTTTAACCAACTGTGAGTGTAAGTTTGATCATGGTTGATGCTGTAATTTTTTACAGGCATCATGGTGGCTAATCGTTGAAACATTGGCAATTCTTCAGCAGAGGCATGCGTCAGCAGTGCATGGAAATTGTGTTGTGGATCAGTATTTCTATCTTGAACGCAATTGAAATTAACATATCCACTGTCAAATTTCAATCGCTGATGTAAACTTGACAATATTTGCATGCGTTTGAAATCAATGCGATTTACTGCAAATGTATAATCACGATCAGGCCGCCACGTTTGATCATCAGGCTGGTAAGAATATATTCCGTAAAAACTGTCAGGCACCCGAGCAACGGTGTATACAGTAGGAGTGTTGATCCAGTTGTCGGTGATCACCGTGGTATCAGCATCAAACAAATAAGGTGTGTCTTGCGATCGATCTTCAGCACAGTCCCATGCATCGTCTACCAGGCTCACAACCACACGGCGGTGTCCATGTTGCCAATGACTTCTTGTGTGACTGATGACCGTTGTAGTTTGATATCCCAGTTCATTCAGACGTGTGTGTATCACATCAACTGCGGATTCTTCCTGTTCCAAGCATTGGCTGGCCTGCCATATTTCATTGCTGTGCATTGTGTTACTTATAGTACTCAAGTATTACCGGGCACAAACCCCAAAAGGTAGTACTTTTGTAGTACTACATTTCGGTTGACCGAATATGCCCGAAATGCTATAATACACACATGATGAGAAAGAAACGCACTGATCGAACCCACATTGTATACACAATCCAAATTGGATTGGAGTACTACATTGGTATTACCGCTAAAACCCAGCGCACCATCAACATGTCGCTTCGTAGCCGTGTTAACAAGCACATCTACCGCGCCCGCACAGAAGACAAGAGTTGGAACCTGTACGAAGCAATTCGTGCCGCAGGTGAAGCCGCTGTTAACTATGCAATCGTGGACACGGTGCGTGGCAAAGATGTTGCACACAAGTTAGAGCGCGAGTTAATACGAATGTATGAACCTGCATTGAACACTGATGTGCGTGTGAAATCGGTTGCCCAATAATGGGCAAACTGTTATAATAGTGGCATACAAAGCAAAAAGGAGTCAGCAATGGAACAGTTGAAATCTTGGGAAGACATGACAGATCTTGAGCAAGCCCAATGTACCTATTGGGACATGTACAAGGATGCATATGGTCATCGTCCCCGCGGTGTTGATACGTCCACTTGGACCCTTGCGGACTTCGAACAGGAGTTTGCCAGCCTGGGTTCTGTGATCCAGCGTGAAGAGGCTGACCGCAAGACAGCTGAAGCTGAAGCCGTTGTGAAGTTCGAAGACCGTGTGACCAGTCTCATGCACACTGGCGCTGACCGTGAGCGTGTGATTGCATGGCTCATGGACGCCGAACACGCCAATGGTGATTTCGAGTACTTTTGTTTCACCCAGGGCTTGCCCTACAGTTATTTCAGAAAGGCAGCATGATGAAATTCACAGTTGAATGGAATGACCGAATGCATCGTTGGGACGTGGTTCGTTGGGACATCACTGCGGAAGGTGCGCGAGTTGGTACCACAGTGGACCGGTGTGCTACCATTGAGGATGCCGAAGAAATTTGTGCATATCATATGGACATGATGAACCCTGCCCTGTGGGCCGAAGTCGGATATAAATTTGATCGGGAGATGGCATAATGGCAGGCAAAGCAAAATCAGTTTATCTTTCAATCACTGAGAAGGGCAAACTCAATGCGGTGTTTCGCAAGGTGTTTTTCAATGCCAGTGACTACAATGCCTACGTCAAAACTGACGAGTTCAAGGCCCAATGGCCTGCTGAACAGTTTGACATTATAAAGGAAACATACTAATGTGGTCGCTGGTACTTTTTATTGTTGTTCCGTTTGGGCCCTTAGAGATGATGGGTGAGATTGGGCAATATACCGCACTCAACAAATGTGCGTATGCACAGAATATCACACAACCCACAATATCGTCAACCAACCCCGATGGTCTTTTGCTCTGCATAAAAGACTATAAAAACACATATGGAGCAGAACAATGAACGAACTTGAGACTGCATTGAAAACACATGACTGGAGTCTCGATGGATTTCGAACTAGATCCGATCTAGACCGTTTGATGAAAGCGCATGCTGACCAGGCTCAAGCAACTGCATTGTGGGAACAGTATTGTCCCTGGAGCAACAGCAAAGGCGGCTATATCGAATGGGCAAAGAAATGAAACAAATATTGGGAGTAGAACTATGACTAAAATTGTGATCAACACATGCCACGGTGGCTTTGGGCTCAGTGCCAAGGCCGAGAGTAAATACCGAGAACTGGCCGGTATAACAGATCCTGATTTTCACAGCCGCCGCATTCCAAGAGACGATGAGCACTTGATTTCGATAGTTGAACTCATGGGCTCTGACGCCGACGGTGAGTATGCTGAATTGAAGATTGTGGATGTTCCTGATGATGTCAATTGGTACGTTGAGGAATATGACGGCCGTGAATGGGTGGCTGAACGTCACAGAACCTGGGAGTAAATGATGACTACTGCAAAAAGTGCCAATGGCGTTGAAGGATGTTTGATACGCGGCCATGACGGAACATATTATTTCCGTGTGTACGATGCTGACCACAATTTTGTGGACTATGATTTGATGCACAGTGATTTAAGCATCACAATCACCGACCCCGATGCGTTCTTTTACGATGATGAATTCACTGCTAGGCTGGATCATTCACCTGCTACACTGGGATTAGAATAATGGCTACTAAACCTGTGGACGATGATTTTGATTTTCCAGACCGTCCTACAGAGCCCGATCCTCCACCAAAAGTAATTGTGCAGGCTGAAGATCTGCATCTTGGTGCTGCCACAGTGAGACCGTTGGGTCGCAGTTGGATGGAAGAGCATGGTCCGCAACCCCCAGGTGCAGGCATGAGAGCCTTGGATTTCTTAATCATAGCCATGTTTGCAGGATCTCTAATATTGTTCATCAAAGCATGTTCTTGGGCATTGTTCAGTTAGGCAAAATTGCTCTAGCTAGGTCGCTGATCTAAGGCGTTGTATATAGTACATGAACCGACAACTTGTTAATCAAGTACGAGAACTGCTAGACCGCAATCTCAGCACTGCAGAAATAGCACACAGAATAGGCATTGATTTGGATCTGGTCAAAATGGCTGTAGATACCATCAATCAACTGTTGACCTAACCCACTCTGGATTGACTATAAATAAAATTCCTGTTACAATACACATGTAGGGCCTATAGCTTAATGGTAAAGCAGGGGACTCATAATCCCTTGAGTCGTGGTTCGATCCCACGTGGGCCCACCAATTCTGGCGTTAGTATAATGGATAATACAAAGAGCTTCTACCTCTTGAATGTGGGTTCGATTCCTGCACGCCGGACCAGTAAATACACTCATGCCAGAGTGGAGAAATGGTATACTCTGCAGATTTAAAATCTGCCGTCCGCAAGGGCATACGGGTTCGAGTCCCGTCTCTGGTACCAAAGGAACTGCAATGAGCGATCCCAAAATTGAACCACATCACGATAGCGAAGGCACCGACGATGACTTCTTTGATGACTTTCGGGCCAATGTGGCTCGACTAGAAGCCGAGCGTCGAGAGAGTGACGAGTTCAAAGTCAACAACATGGAATATGACATGAGCCAGGCGGACTGGTTTGTGAGTAAAGTGCGTGGTAGTGACAACTATGCACAAAACTTGTATGCTGCCTTGTGCAACAACCAGTTCCAAAAGCAAGATGTTTGGTTGGTGTTGAAAGATGCCTACTGGAGTTGCAGTTGGCGTTATGCCGGTGGTGTTGTGGCTGACTTTAGAGACTGCAACGAAGACTACATGAACTGGTACTGCTCGGGCATTGGTCCCAAGGAAGACACTGAGTTCGTGGGCGAAGGCAACGTTACCGAGGAAATTCGTGCAGATTTGGCACTCCTGGGTTGGCGTGTGGTTGAGGAACCTGACAGTGAATAATACATTAGTAAAATACCAAAGTACTGCTCCGGACTGGTTGTATCATCCAGCAAATTTAAATATGGATTTGCTGCCAGTAATCCAAAAAGAATTGATCAAATTATCTGTTGTTACTAAAAAAGATAATCTTGTGCCCTATACTAGCACTTTTGTAGAAATTAAAAATTTAAAACTGATTGAATCAGTGTGTCCTGTGTTGATACAAGAATTAAAAAAATTAGAATTATACGATACATTTGGACTTATTGCTATAATCTCAGTAGACTGTTCAAAGGAGTTTCCACCACATGTTGATGTAGGCGACGATATTGCAATGAACATTCCGTTGATCAATTGTGAGGGCACTTACACAGTATGGTACGATGCTAAAATTATTGAGCAAGAATTGCCACCATATGTTATAGGGTCCGAAGTAGTTAAAATTGCTCGGGTATGCGATCCACGGACTGCTGTAGAAATTGGTCGTTGTGACTCAAACATTCCACATTGGATCAATGTCAATGTGCCACATAGGCCAGAAACACATCATGACAAATTACGTATGGCTGCAAGTATTCGATTTTTGCCAAGTCCTCTCAACCAGGCACAGTTGTGGCCAAATTTAATTTTAAATAATGGTTGATTTAGTTTTTCAAACATCTGGAAAACACAGTATATCTGTGCATCATACCAAAAACTGCGACGGAGGTGGTAAATTTTTTGGTCAGCAATACGTAGATATAATCAAAATAAGATACCCTAATAGAACATTCAACAACTGTCTTGATTGGTGTTCAGGGCCAGGATTTATTGGATTTAGTTTGTTATCTCATGACATTTGTCAAAAATTAAATCTAGTAGATTGCTATCAGCCTGCAATTGATAGTGCAAAAAAAACTATAAATGAATTGCCTGACCATCTTAGAGATCATGTCCAAGCTCATCAGATCAATGACTTAGCATTGTTTTCTCCCTCAGGCACGTTTGATTTAATAGTGGCCAATCCTCCTCATTTTTCAGCAAAGATTCCAACAAAACTTTATTTCTTAAATCACCTTTATTGTAGTAACACAACATCTGAACAAAAAGAAAAAATATCAACAATTCACAGGGTGTGGTCGGACCATGACAACACCAGTAGAATTACAGTGGATAAAGATTGGCAGGCACATAAAAATTTTTATAAAAATATAAAATCACACCTGGCACCTGATGGTGTAATATTAATGCAAGAAAATGCAGCTGGATCTAATGTAAAAGAATTTGAACCAATGATAGATCAGGCTGGACTAGAAATAACTGATGTTTTTGTTGATAATGAATATGGAAATTTTCTACCATCTTTAAAAATTTATTACATAGAAATAAAACACAAGATATTATGATAACTGTATTTGTAGGAGATGTTCACCAGTATCTTGCGGACTGTGCGCGGTTACACAATTCTTTTGCACAACTGGTAACAGAAAAAAACTACAAAAACATAGCATCAGGCACATGGTATTGCAGTCTAGGAGACTTTAAAGATCCAAAAAAATTTGTTACTGTATTACGCCAATCTAACGAAATAATTTACACACCTCCAGTTGAGTGGAGTTGCACAGACACTCAAGTAGAGACAGAAAAATATCTATTAGATTTAAAGATATTGGAATTTAAAATTGTAAAAAACATAGACCATTTGATATGGCCAAAATTAAAAACATTTTTGGAATTGGCTGATACAAGAAAAACTCCTGGTCCGCAACTATGGATTGCAGGATGCAGCATATCGCACGGCATGGGAGTAGATCCTGATCAACGATACGGGCAATTAATATCCAACCAGTTGAATTTGCCAGTTAGTTTTTTGACTTGTCCAGGCAGTTCAGTGATGTGGGCTGGAGATCAAATTTTAAGATCGAACATTTGTTCCGGCGACACATTGGTATGGGGTATAACATCTTTGGAAAGATTTTGTTACTATGCCTATGACCGTGTTTCTCATATCAACATTTCATCCTATACTCAAACTCCCAAATTCAATTCTGTTGTACCTTTGAATGAATTGTCCAGTCAAAATCAAATTTATCAGGCTATCACTAAAATTTACCAAGTTTTAAATTTTTGCAATAAAATAAATGTCAAATGTGTATTGGCAGGGCTATTGACAGACTTAGAGCATTATAATATAATTGATGATCGTTATGTGTGTTTAACACAAGAATATAAGTCTTACCCAATGGATATGAAAAATTCTGACCCGCATCCTGGTCCAGATACGCATCGACGATACGCTGATCAAATACTAAAAAAATTAAATTGCTGAACAACACCAAACTACCATTGATACTGCTTGGCACCAATACCAATATACACTGGTTGGTAGATGTTGCCGTTCGTGCAGGATACAACATTGCAGGCATAATAGATGACGACTATCACGGACAAAAATATTTTCAAGATATTCCTGTGATTGCTCAACAGCAGGACCTAATACACAACCCAGACCAATATCGTCAATTTCAATTTTTTTGTGCCACCAACTGGCAACCAGATGATGTACTGATACCGGCGCAATCTCGCAACAGACAAAAACGTTTTGACTTAATCAATTTGATGGAATCTCAACAGTTAAATGTAGCCACCATAGTCAGTCCCAGCGCCGAAGTCAGTGCCTATCAAGTCAGCATTGGCCGTGGCACATTTATTGATTCGTTTTGTGTGGTGTCCCCCATGGACAAAATTGGCAACTATACCAACATCTACAGTCATGCCAACATTGGAGAAAATTCAGTGGTTGGCGATCACTGTGTGCTACAACGACATGTGCAACTGGCTGGCAGTGTCACATTAGGTGACAGAGTTTACATGGGCTTTTATTCTTTGGCCAATCGCCATTACATGCACGTTGCCGATGACACATTTGTTCATCCAAGCATGACTGTGATGAGAGATACTGCGCCTGGAGAAACAATCAGCCTGGCTGGACGAAATCTAAGAAAAATTTACAATCGAGTCATTGAACAATGAACAATCTGGCACAGATTCTTTTTGAAAAGAATAATAGCAATTCAGAACGTGTGGTGTTTGTTGACAACAACGAAACAATTACCTACGGGCAGTTGGAACATCGTACACGGCAATTGGCCGCTTGGTTGATAGGGCAAGGCATACAGCCCTGTGATCATGTAAACATCGTGTTGTTGGACAAAATAAACACCGTGGCTGTGTTTTTGGCTGTGACCTTGATCGGAGCAGTGGCTGTGATGAACAATCCTCGCAGTCGCAGAGACAATTTGCTGTACAAAGTTGATTTTGCAGATGCCCAGTTGACTCTGGCAGAAAGCAACTTGAACATCGAGCACTCAGTGAGTGTGGAACAGGCAGTAACAGCCAGTGCTGTGTTGGATCCGTACACAGGATATCATCTCAGTGATTTGAATGACCAGGCATTTATGTTGTGGACTTCTGGTACCACAGGACATGCCAAAGCAGTGATGCACACACATCGCAGTTTTTTACGCAATGTGGAAACAAACTGTGCCAGTTATCCTACCTTGAGCACCGACAGAATAATGTGTACCAGCAAATTGTTTTTTGCGTTTGGTATCAACTATTCGTTTATGACCACCATGTGGGTCGGGGCACAGGCACTGCTAGAATCAGGACTGACTGTGCCCAGTGCAGTAAGAGAAAACATTCGACACTACCAGCCTACAAAAATTTATAGTGTGCCTTTTGTATACAGTCAATTGGTAACTGATCAACAGCCTATTGAATTAACAGCAAAATGTTTTGCCGCTGGTGATCGTTTGCCGTCGGTGTTGATAGATCGCTGGGAGACGCTAACTGGACAACGTATCTACAACATGCTGGGCACCAGCGAAGTGCTGAACTCTATCTTGTACAACCCCCGAGGAACCAACAGCCTGGGGCAGGCCACACCGGGCAATCGTGTGAGAGTGGTTCGTGCTGATGGGGCAAACGCTGAGGTGGGCGAAACCGGATACCTGGAAGTGCAGGCACCTACTATAGCCTTGGGCTATTACAAGGATCCTGAGTGGACTGCCCGGATGTTTCGAGACTGGGTGGCCACTGGCGACGTGGCTTTTCAAGACGCTGACGGAGATTTCTATCACCAAGGTCGTGCCACAGACATTATCAAAATACGTGGACACTTCGTAAACCCTGGAGACATTGAAGAAAGTTTGCAGACTTACCCAGGTGTGTCGCAATCGGCTGTGGTCAGTAGACTGGGCATAAACGACATTGAGATAATCGAAGCATACGTGGTAGCAGATGGCACAGTGACACCAAAAGACCTACGCAAATGGATTTTGTCCAAACACGAGAGATACATGTGCCCAAAGATTTTCTATCTAGTTGAAGAACTGCCCAGAACTGACACCGGAAAAGTACAAAGATACCTGCTGAGAAAATAATAGTAAATAAACGTCAACGGAGACTACGATGCAACTGGTCAGATACAGAGATGCAGGTATGGCAGCATACACTTGGTTTTATATAAATGAAAACAAGCACATGGTCAGTCCGTTTTTTGATACAGAGCAAGATGCAAAGGTTTGGTTCAACCAAGTTTTTGAAGGTGAATCAGAGCCCAACGTCACTGCTTAACTTGCGCTAAATAATCTTATGAGATTTAGCGAATTCTACCCCGTTGACGAAGCAGCCATGAATCCTGCGGCTTTTGCCCAGGCCATTGAGCAAGGACAGACCAAAGGCGTATTGGTGGGGTTTGAGTTTGAAGTGGGTATACCCCGGGCCACATTTGCTCAAACACAAGACACAACACACACCGCAGACACAGTGGCCGAAACTATCCGGTCAAACAATGTACTCAATAACATCAACTTTCAGCAAGTCACACCTGACGCATGGGATCAAGTGTTTCGTTTGCGACAACCTGTTGGCAATTTCAACAACATGACCGAAGCCTATCAAGGTTATCAAAACGGTTATCTGGATAAATTGCAAGAGTTGTACAACAAAATTCCCGAAAAACAACGGTTAAAATACAGTGATAAAATACTTGGAATTGCCAAGGACCATGTAAAAAGACAAGGCTTGAAAAAAACCGATCCTGGGTATGATCATGCCATACAAAGCGAGTTTGCTGAACTCATGGGACGAGCAGTTTACTCGAACAACAACGGTAATGCCGCTGAACGTGCAGGTCGAGCATTACTGGATGCCAGTCGCCAAGATTGGCGAGGTTTGCTGGAATATGCACTAGGTCAGCCATTGAAAGAAATTGAGCGGAATTTTAATCTGTTGTTTGATTACGATGCTGATCAAGCCTATCGGTTGTTGCAATTGGAAGATTGGGAGGACAGCGAGTATGGCGAAGATGTCGAATACCAACAGGCTGCTGATTTTTTAAAGCCCGTTCTTGAGCAAACCATGGGTGCACCAGTAAACATATTTCAAGATTATCATCAAAGTGTAAAAAAACTCACTGACTGGTATATTGAACCCGATGGCAGTTTAAATGCCAACGACGAAAGAGATGCCACGGCAGAGATTGTGAGCCCCCCACTGCCGGCTGCACAGGCTGTGGACGCACTGAAACGTTTTTATGCCATGGCAGGTCAATTGAACTTGTATACCAACAGTTCCACCGGCCTGCATATAAATGTCAGCATACCCGACAAATTAGACGTGTTGAAGTTGGCCGTTTTCACCGGTGATCAATATGTGCTACAGCAGTTTGGTAGACAAGACAACGACTATGCTGTGAGCAGCCAGCAGGCCATTGCCGGTAGAGTGGCCGGCGGCTCGCCGGTGTTGAAAACCAAGACAGCAAAAACACCAGGTGTTGTGGGGCAACCAAAAACACAAACTACATTGGACGTCAAATCACTGCAACGCATTGCACAGGACGCCACAGGCGATCACACAGCGTCAATCAGCAACAACGGCAAATACATCAGTTTCCGGCATGCCGGTGGCGACTACCTGCAAGACTATACCAGTGTTTTCAATGTTGTGGGACGTTTTATTCGTGCCATGATCATTGCCGCAGATCCCACACTGTATGCACAGGAATACCAAACCAAGTTGGCCAAGTTGGCTGGCACCGGCCCGGCTGCGTCACAGAACGCAGTGCCTACCATGGTACAATATATCCGCACCAATGGCATGCCTGTGATACAGTTGGATGTCATGCGATTTGGCAAGAAAAGAACACCGTTGAATCTTGCCCTGGACGCCATGGATGGTTATAGTGCCATTGCCAACAACAGTGTGATTGTGACCGGAGGCGGCGATGCCACAAGATCTGTGTTGGCCAGCAAAGTACAACGTGAAGAAAGAAAGAAACAAATTGCAAAAGCACCTGCAGACAGTTTCTTTTCCATGTTGGTGCTGCCACAGAATTTACGTGAAGTTGAGACGTTTTTAAAGATACAGATCACACGCAATCCAAACACTATTGAAAAACGCGGTAGTTGGGAAGACTCAGGCCTGGCCTACTACACCAAAACCTCACTGCCGGTCACAGATCCCAGAACCATGGCATTTGTGAAGCAAATCTGGGCTGAATATCAACGCTCAAAACCCCAACCAAGGTAAATTGGTATAACCAGTGTTGACAAACACATCAAATAAATATATACTGTAAGTTATTGCTGTATGAAGTGATGAGAACAGTGTTCTGGACGGGGGTGCGAATCCCCCCAGGTCCACCAAAAGGAATTGTATGTTTCACAAAATTGTTAGTTGGTTAAAAGAAGCATTTACCGATATGGAAAATGCCGCTCTTTATACTGTTGATTTTGTAAACGGAGAACACGAGTCTTTTTGATGGGCCTGCATAGTTTCGACAGGGCAACAAGTAACAGAGTGGACAGCACGGTAGGCGATGACCGTTAATCAAGCAAAAACCGTAAATGCAAACGACGAACAGTTCGCTTTGG